AAATCTTCAGGTTTTAAATTTATCAAGTTTCAGTAAACTAGATTACCATTCGCTTGTTTCAGTTGGGCTTGCGAACAAGCTCTTGAATTCAAGCAAGCGGTAGTAGTTTTCTGCACCGAGCATGTTATCAGCGAATGCATAACGGCTCATAACACCAATTCTTGGGCTGAAGTCGTTAGGATCGATAGCCTGATTTACAAGACCAGTGATGTAAGGACAGAAGATCACACCAGCATCGTTGTTTTCAGATCCCTTGAATGCCAAAAGAACCTGACCGTTGTCCAAGTTCATATGTTCATCAACTGCATACTGGTCACAGTATACCTTGATGCTGCTGTTCAATGTACCAACTTCTGGAGTTGCAGCAGAACCGTTAACGTTAGTTACGATCTTGTTGAAGAATGGAGCTGCGCTCTGGAGAACAGTTGCCATATCTGGGCTAACAACTGCGATATTAGCTGCAGAACGACGAGTTGCGGTACGAATCTGGTTAGCATAACGCATAATCTGAGTTACGATTCCAGAGAAACGTTCCTGAGACCAACGACCAATCCAACCATCATTATCGCCAACAGTCTTTGTGCTCTTTGTGAAAGTCTTCTTGATGCAAAGATTCTTACAGTGACCAATTGTTTCACGGTCAAGTTCTGCAGTCATTTCATACTGAAGCATCTTAACCATTTCGGTCATCATGTCAACGTTCTGCATTCTCTTGATATCTTCTGCAGATTCAATGCTGAACGATGCACTTAGTTTTCTGCTCTTAGCAACGATAGCCTGACGGCTGATCATCATACCAAGTTCTGGCATCTTTGTAAAGTCTTCTGCAGAACCAGTCTGGACCTTCCAGTGTTCAGCAGATTCAGTTTCTACACCAGTACCTGCATCAGGAATACCGCTTGTGTTAGCTGTAGAGCCCGAATAGCCAGAATACTTTGGAACTGACTTCCAACCAGCTTCAACAATCTTATCAGAATTCTTGTCCTTGTACAAGAAACGAAGTGCGTAAGCCAAACCAACTGGGCCGTTAAGTGGCTGAACACCAACAAGAACGTTAGCGAACAAGTTAGGGAATACACGACGAACAAGAGCCATTGCAATAGGTGCAAATACAGCCTTACCGTCACCACCATAAGGAATACCTTGGTTAGCGCCAAGTGGTGCACCAACGTTCATACCGAAGTCTTCGTTAAGTGCGTTTCTACGCTGGTTTTCCATCAACTTAGCAGTATTTTCACGGATTTGCTTATCTGTGATAGACGCTACTGAAAGTTGAGCAGGGACCTTAGTCCATTTTTCCGTAATTTTCATTAGAATCCTCCAAAAAAGATTTGTAATTTATATAGTTATTTATATGTTAATAAGTTGAATTTTTTACTTTTTGTTACGATAGAAGGTATTCATTAGCCTTTGTAAGGAACGAATCAACGTCTTCGTTAACAGGTTTGAACTTTTCAGAAACAAAGTCAGGTGTTGCATCTTCGATAGATGGAGTCTTACGAAGAGCTTGCTGACGAGCTTCATTCAATGTTGCAGCTTTGACAATAGGAAGTGCTGTTTCAGTGATGATTGAGCAGTAGTTGTCAATATCTTCTTTAACAGTTGAGAATGACTTTCCTTGGAAGAATTCATTCACTTTTTCCTTTTGTTCTGCGGTAAAACCTTCGGTCTTTTCAGCAATCAATGCTTTCTTAGCAGACTGTTCAGCAGCTTCAGAAATACGAATGTTTTCATTGTATTGTTCTTTAAGCTTTGATTCAAGTTCTGCAATCTTGCGATTTGCTTCTTTGAGTTTCTTAGTGCCAGATACATTCAAAGGAACATACTGTTCTTCGAACAAGCTACGAATTCCCTGAACGATAGGTGCAAATGTTTCGTTAATAGCAGTCTTAGTAATCAATTCAGGATTGATTTTTTCATTGACAGCATAATTGAAGTAAACATCAACACCTTCGACGACTCTGTCTTCGATGGCCTGAAGTTCTTCACCATATCTTTCTTTGAACTTTTCTTCGAAGAACTCATTAATGTATTGCTGAGTTAGCGTTTCCAACTTCTTGGTCTGTTCGGCAATTTTCTTATCAGCCTTACGAGCAATAGTTGCTGCTTTCTTTTCACAAAATTGTTCAGCCAAAGTTTCAAGTTGCTGAGTCTTCAAAGCTACAGCAGAATCGATCTTCTGTCTGCAATATTCGTCGGCCTTGCTATTGACAACTTCAGTTTCTTCATCTACTCTTGCTTTAACAGCAGTTTCGAATGTTTCTTTGATTGTGTTAAGATCTTCGTCGGAAAGGTTTGCTTTTTCTTTTAAGATAGCTAGGACTTTATCCATTAGTTTTTCCTCCAAATAAATCATTTATTTATTATTTATAGGGATTTTTTATCAATTTTTTACTTATCTGCCTATGTGGCGTTTAAAAATACCGGCTAATTTGCCATCATTTGTTGCCCAAGGGAACGAAACGTATAAAACGTGACTTGCTGGATCAAAATCGAACTGTGCAGAGTTACGATCTATTGTAACATTAACAAAAAGTTCAATTTTTGAGAAAATTTGTTCTTCTAGACCTGTAGTGTAATTGTTAAATAGAATCTCATAAAGCGGACTACACAACACAACGTTGAATAAACACTCACCAGGCATAGTACAAATGACGTTTTCGATCGCTTGATTGATAGCATTTACGCCATATAAATCTTCATTACATGCACGACCATTTAGATCTGCGTAAGTATTATACACAGTTTTCTGTTGTGTTACAGTACCAAAATTTGAATTCGCAGAAATCGGTAACATTTAAACCTCTTAATATTTTTTAACTGTCTGTGTAATGTCTGACATGTCGTTTACTATACTTGCTTTAGTAGTAATTTCGTCAATAATTTTCGTGTCATCACCATCATTAGCGATTTGATCGACAATGTATCCATTTGACACAAGTCTACCATCACTTGTCCAATAGAAACGTCTAAGTGTATCTTCGGCGTATTCTGCTTCACTGTCATTTATGGTGATTGTAGTAGTAGAAGACGAAGTAAGTCCAAGTTCTTCATCTACACGCACTGTTAAACCAGATTCATCTACATATAAAACTTCGCCATCGTCATTATACATTAAATGTTCGAGAATATTATCCCATGACAAATCTATATTTTTTATTGCGTCACCCGCAGCACTTGCTATTTTAGACATGCAATCGCCGAGAGCTGTACCGAAAGCGCCGGCACTATCCCACGCTTTTTCAAATAGTCTAACACCGGGAATTTGATGCCAGTCACCTCTATCAAGTGCACGTTTTGTATCTCTTACAAAATTAGCAAGATTAAATGACGCTTGTGCATTTGCCAAGTTTTTAGATGTAATACCAGCATCGATTAATGCTTTTGTTAATTGTGCTGAAAGTCCATTCAATTGTCTTGTTGCATTATCGCAAGTACCAAGTTTTTGTTTTAGCCAAGAATCTGTCAATTTGTATTGACCAGCACCAATTTCAGTAATGTGTAAAGCACCAGTGCATTTTTTATAGAAATTCTGAGAAGTCGCAATAGATGAACATGAATCGATTGCAGCGTCAAGCACACAGTTAAAGAACGCATGTAATCTGTCTAACAAATCAAATATTCCGTAATCTTCAATAGCATAAAAATAACTTTCTAAGCGCTTTCTGATACGATTTCTATTACGAGTAATTATGTCAACCCATTCATTGATTTGTGCAAGAATTTGTTCACCGTAATCACGAATATAATTCAATCCCCACATAAATGTGAAACCAGCACTACAAATTTGCTGTCTAAAATTGTCAAAACTTGCAATAGCTTCGTATAATTGTTCTTGTGGTTCTGAGTCATATTCGAAGTTTTTAACAAGTGTCTTCGTAATAGAAGAAGTTGGATCTAACAATTGTTTTAACACATACGAACATTTGAAGATCGATTTACAGAATTTGTCCAAGTATTCTTTAGCATGTGTTTTCTGCAAAATCCAGTCAGTCAAATATTTACACAATATTTGATACCCAGCCATAGCCGCATCGAAGATGACTAAACACGTATTTTTAATCATGTTCTCGATAGCCATTACAAACGAATTTAACGTTGTGATAATGGCCTTTGCATACAATAAGCCGGCTTCTAACGCTGCTTTAACAACTAAGAATCCAGCGTAAATGTAACCACATATAATTGTACTTAGTGTCATACTTCCGTTGCTGATGGTAACATGCTGTCGTGAGATACGCCATAAACAGCATTGATAATGTTTTGTTTAGAATCTTCTAGGTATTTATGTCCGTACTCATAATGGTTCTTTGCTAGTCTCTTCCAAGGCTGTTCAATGACACGATCAGTTCTAATACAAATTGGAGATGCAGTTGTGTGAATTAGTTGACCACCAGAAATTATATCAGCTCCGCTAATATCAGAACCATACACGTAAATCTTCGAAGTAGTTCTTGTGTCATCGAAATTGTATTCTCTGAGAGTATCAGGAATTGGTTCGTAACAAAAGATTTCTGCCGATGCACAAATATTTTCGTATTTATCAGAATACTTTTCAACGTATCTTTCAATATCTTCGTACGGTACAAAATATGAAGATACACACTTGTATTCTGGACCAACAATGTGATCGTCGTCTAAGAACTTATATTCGTTTGTCAAGCTTCCGTCGAACATGTGATTCTTTGCTGCTTCTGCATATTCTGCAGAATTTGTATACTTTTCGTGCATGTACATATTACCAGAAACTCCAACTCTTGCACAAGAAGTTTCATTGATGTGCGGGTTAAGAGTAGCAATAATCTGAGTAATAATGTCAGATTTTTCAATTTCTCTATAAATGAATGCTTCACACATAAAGTCGAATGTGACTTTAACTTCACGTTTAGCATCTTCTCCCATGTCATCGGGACCATAATCAAAGTTGAAACCAGTAAGTTTAACTTTGATGTCTCTGCGAATGTTCATGAACCAGAATTCTTTGACGTATAAGAAAAATACGGAATCCTTCGTTTTTCTCATGACTTGTTCGAACATTCGCTGTAAATCAGCATCTTTATCAGCATAACAAGTAAGCTGAATGCCCATAGAGACAGGAATGACCATGATGTCTTGCCATAGCAAGTCACAATGTTCAAGTTCAACACCTTTTGACATCAAATATCTATCATAGAATGTACGAATAGTGTTTGAGCTAGTTTGACGCTGTCCGTCATACTGACCATTTGTGAATTTCCATGACATGCATGGATATTGAATATAATATTTTGGATCGACTACACCATTTTCATCAATTTGTGCAGATTCAAGTTCAGTTCTAAAATCATGAGCTTTAGAACGAGCACCAAATTTAATGGGAACTTGAATAACTTTACGCGGGTAGCCTTTTTCGTCTTCTCTAATAACAAAAATGTCACTAAACTTTTGTCCAAACGCGACACTTAACGCGCGCATGCTATCCGCAAAGTAATAATTCTGCGGATAGCCTCCTGGACCAACTGCTGCGCTGCTGTCTAATGTGGCTTTCATCCATAAGTGTTCTGATGGATTGTAGCCAGGTTGTGTATAATCGCCGCTAACTATAGTATTTGCCATACAGTATTTATAATGGCAAATACTAAAAAAGCCAGTCTTTTGACTGGCTTTTTGTTAATGATTTCGAATGTAATCAGGAATTTTGTTTAGGTCCTCTTCTTTTATATCCAGACCTTCACTCATTGAAAGTATTTGAGGAATATCCTCTTTTACCTTCATATACCCTCTAAATACACTTGTCCATTGTTCGAATAAGTACGGGAACTTGTTCAAGACTGCAAATAGTTGCACATCTCTGAATGCGAACTTACCATTGCTCTTGTTCATGATTTCCCAAGTCGTATTTTCTTTTTCATACGATGCTGGTCTTGAAATTACATAATCAGGAGTGTAAATCTTCACTCTATGTGCAATCAACCACGGATTTATCCAGCTTTCATCACAACGTTGACAAATTCTTCTACGAACATCAAGTACATCTTCTGTCATACATTCACATGGGAACGTAAATGGCGGAATTACACATTGTGCACAGAATGTTGTAAAGTAATTCGGTTCATTATCATACCAATGAATTACTTCTTTGTGAATACTGTGATTGAACACGTTTGAATAGAACAAGTCTGCTAAATTGACGATACAATGATTATCTACTGCATAGGTGATCGCTTTACATACATTTACAATGTCGTAAATTGCATCATCGTCTACAGAAACCACTACATCTTCAAAATGTTCTGGATAAACGTACCAACGCTTATGATTGTACTCATTTCCAAAAGTCCATCTAATTTCGACTTTTGGATGAGATCTTACAAATTCAAGCAACTGATTTGGCAAATCGTATTCCCTATTCGGGAATTCCATTTGTGACAACCAAAGATAAATTTTATCAAAGTTTGCAGGATACATAGCAAACTGTTCAAGTACTTGCTGAACATATTTGATACGTTTCTTCCAAGAAGTTAAAGTTACAATTGTTTTCATGCAAATGCCTTTTTAATTTTTTCTGCATCAATTTCAGATAACAATTTGTTAAACCACGCGTGTTGTCTATCTAAGATAGTTTTCACAAGTTCTTTATCACTCATGATTTCATTGTAAGAATTAACAATTGTTTCTGGAACGACTGTTAACTTATCTATAAGTTGTTCGTCATTTCCGTGAATTTGCTTAAGAACTTTACTATGTGGATCTGTGATGTAATCTACAAAGATTACTGTGTTTGCTAATACTGCTTCATACCATCTTGCTGTCATCATTTCAGTATGTGCGAGTTCACGATTTGTGATAATTGTTGCTTTTGCTTTTGACAATTCTTTGATGTAATCATCACCGAATACTTTACCGAACATGTTCACGTTTTTCATGTTTGCTACATCATCAAGATAATGCGATTCAGTAGTTGTTAAAGTCAAAGAGTCACTAATGTGTTTAACATAATATCTTACTTCAGGTCTAAATAAGATCTTTGAGTTAATTGGATACTGAAAATCAAATTGCTTACCTTCTGTATTTGTAGTTGTATTTTCATAAGCAGCTGCATATAACAAAGTGTCAGGCATCGACTTATCTTCAAAAGTTTCATACAAACCATTGTGATACTGAAAGTCTGCCATGAACATTTGATTTTCAAGATATGGCTGATTATCACGAACTGTTACTTTCAAACCATACTTTTCAGCACCTTTCTTGTAAAGTTCATTAAATGCGTTAATTTCTTTATCTTTTGGCAATTTTTTAACGAATTCTTTTACTTTCTTTACAATTTCATCTTCAAGTTCATCTGCCGTCATGTCAGTATGGTCGATCGCGATGATATTATATTCGTTTTTCAACACTTCAGCTGCATGAATGTATTTTAAATTGTTATTATACACGTGTTCATTTGATGATTTTTCATACAACACAATGTGTAATGCTGGAACATTATGAAGATACTTATTTGGTACTCTTCCTTCACGTTCTGCTTTCACATACTCAGTCACATCACCATCGAGTTTAATCAAAAAACGATTATTCAATTTACGACTGATGCCGTTAACGAAATAA